CGTACCAGCGAGTCCTTGGCGCTTTCGATCTTCAGTGTCCGCATCGACTGAATGGCCCACAACTGCTGAGCCGAGCGCGTGCCCTCCGCGCTTCGGGGACCCTGTGCCACACCATTGCGCTGAATGTATTGATCGACCACGCTCGTCGTCTGGAGCAGTTCGTCGGGTACGGGCTGTCCCTCCAGCATTGTGAGGTACTCCCCAATGCGCTGGTCAATGGGGATGTACTGGCCCGGACGAATCTGGAGTTCGCGTCCGTCTTTCGTCCAGCCCAGGTACGTACGCCAGGCGTTGATAGCCAGCATCCACACCTGCATGGTGAGGACGTTCGACTCGATTGGGTACAGGCCGCTGGCGTTGGTCAGCATGCCCCGGTACTTCCGCTCCATGTCCTCGAACGTCAGTTCACGGAACGGCACCACGACATACGGGATTTCGGGGTAGCCGTGCTCCGCGATGCCCTGGAACGGACCGACGCCCCCGACATCGAACAGCGGCTGGTCGTCGAGGATCAGGCACCGGTACCTGCCAATCCAAACGTCATCTACCCACACCAGTTCGTCAGGCAGCCGCCCGCGTAGGACGTGCGCCGTGTCGGGGTAGCGCGAGAACGCGTGCAGCGCTTCGGTCTTGGAGGTCTGGTAGTGCTCGACGACCACGAGTAGCTCGCCGTCGTCGGCCTCCTCCCACCGGACCACGCGCGGGTCGCGGCGTTGGAAGACGATAGGATTGCGCCTGCGGTGGCGAACCTCCCAGACTTCTTCGGGGTCAGCGTCCTCCCAAGCCTCAAGTCGGGCCTCGAAGGCCTCGTCGTCCTCATCCTCGTCCTGCTCTGGAAGTGGCCCGCGCGCCTGTAGCCCCTCGGGCTTGGCGGGCCACATCGAGCGGTCGACCATGATCCGAAACACGCCCAGCCGGCGGATGACCATGTCGGTGGGGATCTGCCTGAGCACATCTTTTTGCTTGCGCCAGGCGTAGAGCAGGGCTTTGCCGAAGCGGGTTAGCTTGTCCGCTTGATTGCGATACTTCTGACGCGCTCGCGCGGGTCGGACTCGGACCGAGATGTCGGGAGGTACCAGAGAATCAATAGCCGCGTCTGCGTCAGCCGGCGCTGAACCGGTCTTGACCGCCAGCCTACCCCCCGGTGACTCCACGTCGAAGGTCTGGAAGTACAGATCCTCCTCGTCCTCCATGCTCTCATCGAGATCGCCCCAGCGGGCGACCAGGTGATCGCGCCAATATCGGACCTCCTCAAGGGTCGGCTTGTCGTCGATCTCACTGCGGTACGCACCGTCAGGCGGGTTGGTGCCGGTATCCATCGTCATCGCTTGCCCGACGCCTCAAGGTAGCTCTGGGGTTCCCAGGAGTCGCGCTGGTGGAAGCCGCGAATGTGATCCATGAACGCGCGCCCCCTACCGTACGGCATACGCGCGATGATCTCGGGCGACGGGCGCGGGGTGGTGATGCTGGGCTCATCGTCTTCGAGCGGCTCAATGTGGGTTTCCATGTATGAGTAGCTCTCTGCACTGGGCTCGCCCTCGAAGCGCTTCTTGATCCACACGTAGTAGCCCCACGCGTCCATCGAATGGTTCATCCAGTCGCGCGGCTTCTCCTGGTAGTTGGTGTTCAGCCGCCGGCGCTTGGGGTAGGTGTACGTCTTGAACTCGTTGATGGTGTTGGTACAGCGCTTGTCGACGCGCAGGCGCGAGCACGAGCGCAGGTACTGCAGCACCTCACCCACCAGGTGCTCATCGTTGAGGCTTTCCTCGACCTCGATGGTCAGCGCCTTCTGCTCCTCGTCGGTTAGCTCGGCGTCGCTGTCTGGCTCGCGGCCCATGCGCTCCAGGATCAGGTTCACGCGGTTGCGGTAGAAGCGGTAGAAGCGCACGGGGTCGCGCAACTGGTTGCGCATGAACGGGATACGCTCCCAGATCTGGGGCTTCTTCTCCACGATGTAAGCCGGGAACCCCATGCGCTGCCAACGCCGCATCTCCTCGGGCTGAGCCGAGTCGCAGATCATGTCCGAGACGCCCTCGACCTCCCACTGCGGCAGCAGGTCGTGCTCGCCAGAGGTCTGATTGCCGTTGAACCAGGGTCGGCTCGCAAGTAGCTCGGCCATCTCCTCGGTGCTGCGATGCGTCTCGTACACCTCATCGAAGACAACCGTCATGTCGGTGTACTCCTGGAGGCACAGGATGGCATACGCATTCGAGCCGCCAGACGGATCAACGGTTAGGATGACCGGTAGATCGGGGTTGTACGAGCAGTCGGTGACGTGAACCTTTTCTTTGAACTCCGGAAAGACGCGCTCGCGCGCGGCGGCGGGGATGCCGCCGAACTGTTCCAGGAACTCGTGCGGCTCCATCTCCTTGGCTGCCTGGGCGAGAGCCGGGGTCTGTCGGCCTTGCGGGAAGGCATAGAAGTTGATGTCGTAGCTCGCGTCCTGGAACATCTCCCACGCAGCGTCGCCGCCGTGCGCGACCATGTCACTCCGAGCGTCGATAGCTTTCTGGTGGAAGAAGTCACCTTCGCCCTCCCAGGAGGAGATCAGCAGAGCCTGACCGTTGCGATCCGTCAGCGGCGGGAGGATAGCTCTGGCCCAGGCCTCTGGGTATATCTGAGCGGCTTCGTCAATGATAGCCAGATCAATGGCAGCACCGGCGGCGGACCAGATGTTTTCCAGACTCATACCTTCGAGACGTGAGCCGTTCTCCAGCACGATCAGCTTCTCCTGGGTCGTGTCGCGGAAGGTACGCCACTTCAGATCGTTGTCCCTGACGGCCTCGACGACCTTATCGAAGGCGCGCCCGACGAGCTTCATCGTGGGCGCGGCGAGCCAGATCCAGGATCGGGGCCTGAAGCGAGCGGCACAGATGGCTTCCATGGCTGCCTCTGTGGTCTTACCGCCGCGCCGGCCCCAGGCCACGATCCTGAACCTGGCGTTGCTACGAGCCACGGCCTGCTGGCCGATCCAGTGGCCCGAAACCCCCGCAGACTCCCAAGCCTCGGTCTCGTCCTGCAGGGCGTGGTACTCGCGCAGGCGCAAGTCTGGCACATCGTAGGTGCCGACGTACGCGATACGTCGGAGAAGCTCCCTCTGGGCGTCCTCATCCTCAGGCACGAAGACGCCGTGCGGACGGAAGTTCATCTGCGCGAAAGACTGCAGCCGCTCCTTGGGCGTGATGGGTTGGAACGGCACAAGCCGGGCCGCAGCCCGGTCTTCCCAGTCCGAGAGCCACTCGGTGCCCTTGCCTTTGGAGAACTTGGTGAAGTCCAGCCCCGTCAGGCTGGGCGGCGTCGGCGTGCGGGCGGTCGTCACCTGGCGCGTGCCTTGCGGTCGAGCGCGCCGGGCTTGCGCGACTTGGTGAACTTGTCGCCCTTCACATTCGGCTTGACCGTGTGCGAGGTGCCCTTGGCTTTGGGGCGCTCGCCCTGCTTGATCTTAGCCACGCTTGATCTTGCTGGGGCGTCCCTTGGGCTTGGGCTTGGTGAAGATGTTCGAGGTGCCGACCTTGCCCTTCTTGCCTCCCGAGGAGGTGCCGGAGCGTTTGATGCTGACCATCAGGCGGTTGCCTTCCTTTTCTTGGGGGTCGACTTCTTGGCCTTGGTGCCGCCACGCTGCGCGGCGGCAAGCTGCGGCGGCAGCTTGGAGCGCGCACCCCGGGGGGCGGAGCCGCCCAGCGCGCCGCGCGTCGGCTTGCGCGTGGCGGGCGGAAGCTGCAGCGCACCCTGGGGCGCGCCCAGGTTCAGCGCCTGAATGTTGGGATCAGCAGCCGCTGATTTCTTGGGCATCTAACTCTCCTCGAATCCACACCCACCAGCACCGGTCACAGCGCCAGCACAGTGTGGGTCTAATACTTGTCGGTGCGCTTCGAGCTTGGCGTGCCATGACTCGAATTGCCCTTGGGTACGCAGCGGCTGCCGGAGCCGCCCTTGCCGCCCTTACCTTTTCTTGCCACTCTTGTGCACTCCTTTCTTGTACCCCTTGGCGATGGCCGAGTTGGCGATAGCCGCCGCGCTGGCCTTGCCAAGCTCGGGATGGTCCCGCCGAATGGCCTCGTAGGTGGCGGGATTCTTGACAGACTTGCCAGGCTTCTTTCCGCCGGGCATCAGTGAGTCCTCCACCACACTTCTACAAGGATCAGCATAATCGTGCCGAGTATAAAGAGGACGCCGACGACGGCGACCAGACAGGTGATGGGATCGGGCGGCTCGGCCTGTGGGTACTCACGGCGCGAGCCAGAGACACGAAAAGGGTCCGAGTCGGTTGAAGTCGGCTCGGCTGAGGATGTCATACACGCCCATGTAACCTGGGGCGCTGTTGGCTATCCAGAGGTTGCCGTCACTTGTTCCCCGAACTCCCACCCAGTGGTACCAGGCCCCCCCTGAGCAGGCTCCCGGTACCTGGCTATAGATGCTCCAGGCGCTGTCGTAGCTCAGCCAACTGTGCTCCGAGTTCTGGCCATACTCCGAGAGCACGCGCTGTAGCTGCGCCCCGGAGCCGTCCATCAAGCCGTACGTCGAGTTGATGTTCTCGGGGTAGCCGATGTGGTCGATGCCACACTGCTCGTAGCAATTCGGATCAAGCTGCGTCGCGCGCAGCACCCACGCGAGGGCACATGCGGAGCAGGACCAGGACGCGGCCTGGCGCGGCATGTCGGTGTTGGGATCGTAGTTGGCCAGGAAGCCGGGTCCCGGCGGCGGGGAATCGGCGGCCAGGATCGGCGGCCGACAGTCGAAGGTCTGGTTGGGATCCAGCGCGCTGGTGAAGGCCTGCACACTCGGCGGCGCGCCGCACCACTGACCCTGCAGCATGCTGGCCAGGCTCTGAGTCAGCAGGCTCTGCTGGTCGCGCAGTTGCTGAACCTGAGGGCTGACCATCAGACGAGCCTCGCGATGGCCAAGCCGGCAATGAGAATGCCAATCTTCAGGTCGATGTTGCCGATGGCCAGGAACACCACATCGACGACCAGCACGATGATGGCGATGAGCGCGCCGAAGGTGATCCAGGTCGGCGCGGTCTGCGAGACTCTCATGCGTACGCGGGCGGGCTGACGGTGAGCGTGCCCTGCAGCGTCGGGTCGATGGCGTACAGCCAGGCCTCGACCGAGTCCTCGCCCGTCCAGCGGCCAGCACAGGCTGCCATCAACGCGCGGGTCAGATACATCTGCTGCGTCTGAAGCTGAGTTATGGCGGCGTTGTCTTCGTCACTCATGGTTACTGAAACGTTCTGGCCCAGGTGTACTTGTTCCAGGTGTACAGGTAGTAGCCGGCGACGAGGGTCGTGTGCATGAGGCCTCCTTACGGCGTGGGATACGTCGTCCCCTTGGGGTTGTACTGCGCCCAGGTGTAGCTCGACCAATTGCCGATGCCGCCTCCGCCGGGCGGACGCGTGCCGTCACCGAAGGTGTTCCACCTGACGGGCACCGTGAGGTTGCGCGAGGCGCGCGCGCCCGTCAACTGCACCATGCCCTGCTGGCTCCTGAGTGTCTTGCCCGACGAGTCGTTGGCATCCAGCCGCAGCGAGTAGCCCAGGTAGTAGCCGGTGTGGTTGCCCGCCGGCAGCGCAGCGGTGGTGATCGAGTGGTGCGTCAGCACCGAGCCCTCCAGCACCGAGCCCGCCAGGCCTTGCAGGCTGGGGTCGTTGTGGCCCCAGTAGTCGAGCGCCATCATGCACGGGATGTCGGTGTCGAAGGTGATCGTGAAGCCGGTGTTGGTCGGCACGGTGCGGATGTTGGACAGGGTGATGAAGCCTGGCGGCCCCATGATGATCGCCTGCGGCGCGGGTGCCTGGGTCATGCCACGGGCTCCGTGGGCGGTTCCTCGGCGGGCGGTTCCTCAGCGGGAGGCTGTTCTTCTTCGGGCTCGACAGGTTCGAGCGACTCGGGCGGCACGCCGACGTACACCGGCGGGTCGCTGCCCTCGACCTGCACCCGCACGCCCATGGTCGCCTGCGGCGTGTTGGGCACGATGTCGGCAGGGCTCTGGCTATCCACGACCACGCCGCGCGTGCGCGCGGCGAAGTCGGCGTCGCTCTCGCCAGGCTGCTGCACATGCTGGAGATCCTCGCCTGGCGGGGCGTGGACGCCGCCCTCGTCGGGCGGGACTTCGCCCTCGGTGGGGGCAACGGTTGGTGCGTTCGGGTCGACGTAGCCCGGGTCGCCGGGCTCCAGGATGATCTCAGGCGCAGGGGTCTCAGACACCGACAAGCTCCTTCTGACCCACGGTGGTGGGCTGGCTCAGGATAAATCCGTACGGACAGTTGTTAATGAAGTGCCACTGCCCCGCCGTCGTCCCCGTGGGCACCGCGTCCAGGTTCCAGATGGGACCGTCGCTGGTGCCCAGCACATGCAGGGCGAGGAGGTTATTCGGCAGGTCGACGACGGCGAGCACGATGGCGGGTTTGCATTGCGCGTACCGGTCATAGGTATACGGCTGGGGTCGCCAGTGGACGATGGAGCCGATGGCCAGCACGGGCGCGCCGAACGGGTTGCCTGGCGGACCCTGCGGACCCTGAGGTCCCTGGGATCCCGTCGAGCCCTGGGGACCTGGCGGTCCAGCCGGGCCAGGCGTGCCCTGCACCCCGGGGGTGCCCTGCGGCCCCTGCGGCCCAGCCGCGCCTTGCGGACCGGTGGGTCCGACCGCGCCGTCCGCGCCAGCGGGACCGCGCAGCAACCCCGTGTCGACCCACGCCGTGCCGTTGGAGGTCCACAGGTGGCCGTCCGATTCGACCGAGTAGGCGTGGTTCTGCTGCACAGGCTGGGGCGGCAGGTCCGCGAAGGTCGGCACGGTGCCCATGATCACCAGCCCCAGACCAGCCGGGCCTTGCGGACCCACGGGACCCTGCGCCCCCGCGCCGCCGCTGGGACCTGCTGGACCGCTGGGTCCCGCCGCGCCTTGCGGCCCCGGGGGTCCCTGCGCGCCTGCGGTGCCTGGCGGACCTGCGGGTCCCTGCGCGCCGTCCGAGCCCGTCGCGCCCTGCGGCCCGACTGGGCCGACCGCGCCCACGGCGGCGATGAGCACCCACACCGGGGCGGGCGGCTGCACGCCCGTGTTGGGCGAGGTGGCCATATAAGAGGATCCCGCTGAGGACACCGCGTCGTAGACGATGTAGTTGGTGCCCGCCGCCCACGCGCCGCGCCACACCAGTTCAGGCCCAGGGTTGCCCTGCGGGCCTTGCGCGCCCGTCGCGCCCGTGGGACCCGTCGGCCCCGGGACGCCTTGAACGCCCTGTGCGCCAGCCGGGCCGGTGGCACCCGCTGGTCCCTGGCTACCCGTGGGGCCTGGCGCGCCTGTTGCGCCCGTGTTGCCCGTGGGGCCTGGCGGTCCCTGCAAGCCCTGCGGACCCGCGACACCCGCTGGCCCCTGCGGACCTATGGGTCCCTGCGGCCCGACGACGCCGTCATAGGTGATGTTGTCCCAGGTCGCGGGCTGGGTGACGGGGGCCGTCGTGCCAGGCATCGTCATCGGCTTACCTCAACAGGGATTACTTCGGGGGCGGGATGATCGTACGGCACCAGTCGCCATCGAGGCGGGGCGTAGTGATAATGCCGCGTCCAGACCATGGCCGTCGAGTAGTAGTCCCAGTGCCCGGCGCACTGCAGTACGCCACCAGTTTGAGCACATCTGCCTTGCGCTCGTAAAGAGACAGCGGCGCGTGGGTCAGGCTGAGCGGGCACGGCATGCGTCACACCGGAGCGACTCGGGGATGGCACAGCGCTTGAGGGGGACCTTGGTGGCGCAGGTAGCTTTGAGGTGCATCAGGCTGCCGCACTCCTGACACGTGAGCAGGAAGTGGTGGTGGTACCGGTGAAAGACCTGCGGGGCGCTCACAGTGGGTACGTCTTGCCGTCGAAGACAATCGCGGCGTTGGCCCACATCCTGGCTTCCTGCAGCTTCCTGATAGCCAGGGTGCGCTCAGCGCTTTGCGGGCACGATTGCAGGATCTGCTGGTACATCAGGTACGCCTGCGCGTTGACCGCCTGGAAGCGCGCGACCTGCATGGGGTCGTCGGTGTCGATGTACTGCATCGGGTTCGAGATCTCGTGCGGTTTGTGGAACCCCGCCCCGATGTGTCGGTCGACGTGATCCGTACTCACGCGGCGTCCTCCAGGGCGCGGCGCACATCCTTTACCACGGCGTGCCATACCTCTAGATAGGTGGTGCCCAGGTGGCGTTCGACGATGCGCAGCACTTCCTCGACGGCCTCCTGGGTTTCCTTGGAGATCGTCTCGGACTTCATCGCCTCGGTGTACTTCTGCAGTTGGTTGATATAGGACAGCAACTGCGTGTTGAGCGTGGCGTGCTCCTGCGGCGAGAAGTCGCGGCCGGAAGCCTCCATGTGCTGCAAGCGCATGTGAAGCCCCGCGACGCGCTCGCACAGCAGGGCATAGTGCGGCCCGCCACCGGTGAACTGCTCCTGCAGCGAGGCGAGCAGCTTGGAGTCGAGTGGGGCGGGGGCTTCGAGCTTGGACTTCCTGACGGCTTCGGCCAGGTCGTGCGCCTGCTGGGAGATCTCGAACCAGCGCCGGTACGCGTTGCGCACATTCTTCCTGGCGTTTTCGAGGGTGTCGAAATCGACCGGATCTATGTCCGCCTCAATCCTGATCGACTCATCCCATTCCTCCTGCGCGCGCTCCTCGGCCTTCAAGACCATCTGGAGCCGGTGAGCAGGGTCGAGCGCGGCGGCGTCCAGCACGGGCGGCTGTGACGGGGGCACATTGTTGGTGTGCCCATTCCTTTGAAACGGCACCAGAGACATCGCCCTGAGCCTACCACGGATACAGGTGAAAGGACTGATGCCTGGATAGGCGGGGCGGTGTCTGGTTGGCGCACCCCTGCCGGAGACGCCTGGAGCACATCTTGCCTTGGGGATTGGGTATCTGTAAAGAGCGTGTGACCGAGTTGTGACAACCGGATATGTGTGCAGATCAATTTGTGCGTATCGCTAGCTATCGGATAAGCTATGCAAGGACACCCCCTGCCGGAGATTGGAGAGGTTTCGGGAAAACAGATCATGGCCATACGCAAGGGATCGCTGGACGGACTGGTGGAGCAGGTCGGGGACCTGGAGTTGCTGGAGCTTGCGCTCTCGGACTACGAGATGAGCGCTCGCCGGGAACACTGCTCGCGCAAAGACTACGTCGCGGGCTACGTGGCGCTAGCGCGTCGGCTCAGGGCGCGGGACACATTGGCTTTAGGAGTGGTGTTCCAAAAAACTCATAAAAAAATCAGGCCGGATTGTGACTTGACAGCCGTAGCGTAACTTGCTACAGTTGTCCGGTCTACAATGAATTGTAGGAGAGAAGGGTAGTATGCTTCGAAAAACCGCACAGGGTATGGAGAGGCTCCAGTCGGACGGTACGTGGGCACTGTTGGAACAGCAGGACGAGAGTGCTGGGGTGCTCGTGGCCGAGCTTGACCAGGTGGTGTCTGAGGAGAATACCGAAACTGGAGACCAGCACATTGGTACATCGCTGGTACAAGACGGTAATGGGAGCGGAAATGAGGCTGAGATAAGCCCCCCGGCCGTGCTCGATATCGAGGTGCCGGGTCTGTTGTCGACGGACGGCAAACAAGGATTGGCTGGGCAAAGACGCCTGGATAGACTCAGGAAAAACGCGCAAAGCAAGAAGCCGGCAGGACGTAGGAATGGAAGCCGGGTAAGTTCCAGGAAGGTTACAAGGAAGGAGATCCTCGTCCCAGCTTCGGCGGCGGAGGTTTCAGGCCCCGATTCGCACATGGTGACTAGGGGCGCGGAGAGTCGTCGCATCGTTACGCGCGAGATACCGGTACTACTGGAGAACCGGCCGAAGTGGGTTCAAGAGTTGTTCGAGGCCCACTTCCGGAGTGAGCTAGCCCTGCAGCTTCGCCACCTGCCGATGGGCAAGAGCGGGAAGAACCGCATGAAGCTCAGCCGAGCGGACTACGCCATCGGGTGGCTGGTGTGTTTCGACAAGGCCAGGGAGGATCCAGGCATCCTCAGGTTGAGGTCCTAGGTTGTCTTTCCCCAAGCCGGGTATTGGTTTTTGAAATACCGGGACTTGGGGTTCCCCGAATAGGATAACCAGGACACGCGCGCACCACCGGGGGGGTGGCCCCCCGGTGGGCGCGGGACGCGCCCGGCACGCGGCCGGGCGCGCCTACGCGCGTGCACGCGCGCGGGGGCGCACGTGCAGGCGTGCGCACGGGGGACGCGCGTGAGCGCGCGCTCAGGGGCATCCGGGCGCGTGCACGTTGCGCGCATAGCGGGCGCGGACTGAATGATGCATTGCGTTGTGGGGAGAATTCCCACACCGAATGTAGGGGTTTTTCCCCACAGAAATGGCTTGACAGGCCGGCCTACAGCGTGAGACTATGTCGGTGTTCGAGCCGCACCGAAGCGGCCAACGACACGGAGGCTGGAATGCCAGTCGCAAGTTTCTCCCCAGTTCGATTCGAACTGGTCGACTTCACAAGCGCTCGCGGGAACGCTTGGCTCAAGCTCGCTGGTGTCAACGCGGCGGGCGAAGTGCAATCGGCCGATGACGCCTCGTACTTCGTGCAGATGCGCCTCGACCGCGTGAACGCGATGCTCGCCTCGATGCGCCCCATCGCGGAGGGTCTGCTCGCGGCCAAAGCGAAGCTTGAATCCGAAGCGGCTGCGGCGAAGCCCGCACCCGTGAGTGCACCCGTGAGTGCACCCGTAGCGGACACACGCGTCGATGCGCTGGCCGCGAAGGTCGATGCGCTCACGGACGCGATGACGGCGCTCGCGCAGGTTGTGGCGCGCTCTACCGGTCCCACGGTGCTCGCACCTGAGACGAACGGCTCCGCGAAGCCGAAAGCGAAGCCCGCACCTGCGCCTAGCGCACCTGCGGCACCTGCGGATCCGTTCGCGGATCTTCCGTTCTGATTGGTGTTCGGTCGACTGAGGGGCGCGTTACGCGCCCCGTTCACTCTCGCGGAGGTCGTAGGCGTGTCTGGAATTGACGTTGTGGAACTGCTCGCGCGGCTCAACGAAGCCGAGTCGCACGTGAACGTGCTCACGGCGCGCGTCGCTGAATTAGAGACCATGGTCAAGGATCTCTACGATGCGCGCACATCCCCCCAAAGCTCGATGGACGTAGCAGACTTCCTCGCGGAGCGCGTGGAGCGCGCCGTCGCAAACGAGCCGACGTTCGCTCGCACGATCTACAACGCACTCGCGGCGGAGATTGGGATTGACCAGCGCACGTTAGTGACGTACATCACGCGCATCGCGGCCAGCTACGACACGGATCACAGTCGGTGGGGAGAAACCCCTACGACCAGTGTGAGCCTGGCGCGGTATCTCGCACAGCGCACGGAGATGCCCAACGCGTACAACGCGAAGGTCACGCGGCGTTTGCACACGGCGCTTGAGAAGCTAGGCGTGAAGTCGAAAGGTGCGGCTCGATGAGCCGCACCACGCGGCTCCGCGCATGGCGGTACAAGCAAGCGCGCATGCGCTGCCTCATGGAGCGAGCGCGCGAGCGCTGGTACCCTGTACCGGTAAAGTAACTACCAGCCCCGACCGGCTCTGCCGGTCGGGGCTTACGAGTGCTTGCCTGGCTTATCTACACGTATGGCGATGGGACAACGATTTGCGCCGGCTTACCGGTGAAACCGGTGGCCGGCCGAATCGGGTTACCGGTAGGCCGGCTACGTATACCAAGCACCCGGCTCTATACGTGATCTCAGGCATGACGGGTATCGTAGAGGTCTGGACCGCGATACTGCGAGAAAGTAACTGCTTATTTCTATACCGGCATTTTGACGGGTTTAACAAAATAAGACGAAAAAAACGCTGTTTTCGGTCCCCCCAGTATCGCGATCCAAAACTAATTGACACCCGTCACACGACTGTGCTACCGTTCATGTCGTGGATTACTCACTTCTCCCGGCCGCCGAGGACGACCGCACACCCACGCGTTTCTCCCTCGCCATCACCCAGCACCTGATGCGCGTGCTGCAAGCCATCGACTATGGCGAGACCCCCTCGCACCAGGACGTAGATGTGCTCCGGTCTCTGGTTGCCAACGCGGCTCCGCCGGACATCAAGCGCGTCTTAGCCCAAGGCAACTGGACCGGTGCTCTGCCGGGCCAAGGACACTTCCTGTGGTCAGGTCCAACGGACCGCAAGACAGGTATTCCGATCATGCATCGCTGGAACGGGCAGAAAGATGTGCCCGTTTACAAGATCATCTGGTCTATCTGCCGGTCAGACGAGTTAGTAGGTCGCCCGCGCAAGCTGGAGTCGTGCGACTCACGCGTGTGCGCCTCACCACTGTGCTACCGGATCATTGTTCCCATGCACGTCGACGGGCGTCCCGAGAATTCGCACAACAAGCGCTACCGCAGGGAAAACGGGCTCGCGCGTCGCCCGATTTGGCACTTCGAAGACATGGAATTACGCGCCGGTATACTCACTCCAGTCTGCCATCAATGCCGTCAACCCACTGGATTCTCCAGCCAGGACGCCGCGCTCCACGTGGGCAAGCAGGTGTACTGCAGGTTCTGCGAGGCCGACGACGACGACATTCGCACCAGCGCTGGGCTGCGTAGACCAGAACCCGCGTACCGGTGGGCACCCAAGGTCAACCCGTACGTGGAGCGCGCGCTCATCAGCGAGGAGGAAGCCCAGCGCATCGAGGCGCGCAACGCGCACGACGACGAGATCCTCGCGCAGTTGGAGCGCGAGGCGGACGAGCTTATGGACGAGGAGGAAGAAGCCTATGGGCCGGGTCAGTAGCTTGACAAAGCTACACAGGCTGTGCTACGATGCCATCGACCTTGAGGAGGGTCGAGGACATGCCTCACAACCAGGCCGTCGTCGAAGCGATCTGCGAATCAGTCGCACACGCTTTCGGTAACTGCACCTGCACTCCGCGCCATCAGTGCGCGGGGTGCAGCTTCCTGGGCGAGCACGACGGCGTCGCCAGCAGAGCCGATGTGCTGGCCTTCTACCGCTGGAATCGCCGGCGCTTCATGCTTGAGGAGGGACACATCATTCCCGACGCCAGCATGCCTGCACGGCCTCAGCCATCGGCTCCCACGCTGCCCTGGTAGCGTGCGTACCTCACACCGGTGGTGCGAGCGTTGCCACCTGCGTATCGTCCACGCTCGCAATCGGTATTGCATGTGCAAGCCGTGCCTGCGAGCGCATCGCGCCAAGCTGCAGGCAGCGCGGAAAGGCAAACGTAACCCGGCCGATTGACTTGACAAGCTACACTCGATGTGCTACTATTTCGGTTGCCTTGAGGAGGGCAGAATGAATATCTATCGACTCGCACTGCAAGTGCAGGATGCATCGAACCCGAGCGGGGTGGTGATCTCTCTCGCGAACGAAGTGATGCCAGCCATTCGGTTGGAGCCTGAGTACCGTGCGCAGGGCACGGCGTACATCAGCACCCACCCCGCGTTCGTGCTGTTCGTCGACAAGCTCGCGTCGATGATCCCCGGCGTCTACCTGCACGACTCGGACATGCAGGTAGCGGATGCGTACAGCGCCTGCCACGAGAAGGCCGACGCCATCGAAGCCGCCGAACGAGAGGCGCGCGAAGCGAACGAGGTGCCATTCTGATGCACATTGATTGGCACTGCCTGTGCGGTGACGTGGGCTCAGCCCACGTCTCGTACCCCGAGGGCGAGCGCTGCGTCAGCCACTGCCAGCAGACGCGCTACGACTGCGGCGACAAGGGCTACCGCCCCATCCCGCACACCGACCGGAGCCCCGCGTTCTCTGCCGTGCTGCACGCGGCACGCTCGCACTTCCTGCCCAAGGCGTTCAGCAGCGATCTCAGCCTCGACTACCAGACGCTCATGGGCACACCCACTGACCGCGAGAGTCGCGAGGCGTACACCGGTCGCTTCGTCTGGGTGCTGCGTGAAAGCGGCACCGAGTTCTACCGCCTCGACGGGCAGACGCTGAGCGATCTGTCCATCTCCCTCGGCGGCTACACGTACTGGACGGGTGACGG